TGTTCTGGTACCCCACTCACCATGAGGTATTTCTACTGCTTCTGCGATGTGTATCCGTTTAAGTACTACTCTACCATTAATAACTGCTGGAACAGCATTAATGACCTGTTCTCCTTTGATATGGACACAATAAGGTCTTAAACTACTGTCTAACTCTTCTGCTAATGACAAATCCCCCATAGTTCTTGGATAATCTACATAAACATAACTAATTCCCTTAATCAACATATCTCTGAACACTTCTCGATAGAAACTATCAAGATTATTACCCATCAAATCTACATTCTTATTATACTCTACTATTGGTTCGGGTGTGTCATCACTTAATACTATTGGCTTGTTAAATACTCTACCAGTATGGTTCTCTACCGCCCATGAGTAGAAGTTCTTTAATGTAGTTCTATTTAGCCTATTTTGATACTGTTTATCGTTCTCCATAGGTTCTTGTGGTAAGTACTTCCTACCTGCTAATTTCATAGCACTCTCACCACCTATAAGTGTGTTGGGTAAGTCCCAATTCATCTCCATCTTTACATATAGGTCTGATGGGGAACCTACTGTACTCATATTATTTACAATTATATCCATAAATCCTCCTATATTTAGATTATTAGTGGTGAAACTCTTAATGGTGCTATATTAGTTTGACATACATATCTTGTTTCATCAGCAATATGGTCTTCACTCGTAGTATCAATATCTTCTACATTTCTTTCATCTCTCATTAGTACTGGTACAGTTCTAATCCAGTCTCTACAAGTATCAAACACCCATAATCCAGCACTTTCTGGTACATCTTTCTTTGCTTCTGACATAAGTCGTATTACACTCTGCCAACCAGTAATTCTTTCATTATCAGCAGGAGTAAATGGTAGTTTAACTATCTTATTAAACTGTTTCTGGATACTTGGTCCAGATTGGTCCTTAAATATTGCTGGGTCTGCTATCCACTGTGCTATATTTAAGTCTTTAACTCGCTCATAAATACCTTTGGCTAATGCTTCGTTATCTAATCTTAATCCTTTATCAGGTATAGTAATTCCGTTTCTATCCTTTTGTGCTATATACCACTCATTAACCCTTATTAAACTACCCCTAGGGAAACTTCTACCATCTGGTAATACACTACCATCACTTCTTGCCCAAATGCCCAATGAACCAGGTTTTTGACTGCCCCAATCAAATCCTATAATGTACTGCCAAGTCTTTGGTATAGGAAATGGTTTAATAATATGTTTAGTTGGGTCCCATATACCTTCAAAAAATCCTCCAGCGGCGATGTCCCAAGAGCCATCTAACCAAGCCTTCTTCTTGTGAGGGTCATCAATACTCTCTAGGTTTCTCATATAATCTGGGTCAGCCTTTAAGAGTATTCTATTCTCACTGATGTGCCCATGTATCCTCATTCTAATCTGACCACTCTCGTTGTAGATTTTAGTCATTGGTGGTGCTGGGTCAATGAAATATCTCTTTACCCAACTATGACCAATTCCCCAAGGATTACAAGTACTTCTATACTTAATAGGCACTCCCTCAATACTACATCTATTACAAGCCTTCATACTGTCATAACAATCTATTGTAGCCCAGTTGGTAAGTTCTTCCCAACCTATCCATGGATACTCATGTCCATGATAATTCCAGTAGTCATCTGCTCTCTTTATGTGTCTAAACAAAAGTTCTTCACCTTCTGGAAATATCCATTTAATAACACCATTAGACCCTAAAAACTTCGCATCTGGATACAACCTTGTATAATACTTCTTTGTTCTACTGATAACATCACTCAATTGTGGGAAACTCTCCCTAAATAGTATGCCTCTGTATGCTGAACCATGTCCTTTACCAACCTCTTGTAAGAAATCCATAATCAAAGCATCTGTTTTGCCTGGACCTCTTGTACCTTCATATAATACTTCTTTGTAAGGACATGACATAAAAGCAGTTTGTGAGCCAGGTTGGGGCATCCATATTACATCATCAACATAATCAACCTGTCTTTTCATTTGCTTTTTCCCACTGCTTCTCCCAATCCTCGGGGGAAGTGTTAGGCATCTTAACAATTGGGTTCTTCTTTTCAGTAGTTTCTACTTGTCTTCTATCTACAAAGTCTCCTTCTGACCTTCCTAGGAGTTCCGATGCTTTTAATCTCATACCAGTAGTGTTAGATGGGTCATTCATAACACTTGTCCAAAACATCTGTCTATCTATATTATTTGCTATTACATTATCAGTTACAGGTCCTTCTTTGTATTTCTCTATAAGTTCTTGTATTCTTTTGTTATTTCTTAACTTATACAGTGTGTTAGGTATGTAGTTTTTTGAATAGCCAACCTGTGCCATAGCATCTTCCTCTTTCATTCCTCCTGCTACGAGTTTGGCAAAATCCCTCTGCCTTTGAGTAAGGCGTCCCGCAATTGCTACATTATTCTTACTCATATTAACCCTCCATTGATTTAGTTATAAACCTTAACATCAGCAGTGCTTAATTAACACTACTTATCTATACTAAAGTTAGTTAAATACCACCTCCAACAACAAGAGAAGGAGGAAGGTTAAGCACTACTTTAATCAATGCTACTACCGTTAGGTAGCACTACATCGTAGATGGATGCGAAGCATCACTATTATTAATGCTACTCTATATATGTTATTACTACTATTACTACTCTATATACTATTACTCCATCGTAGATGGATGCGAAGCATCACTACTATTTTTCCTCGGGCGGGCTGAAAATCATCCCCTTAATCACATATTATAATTGATAAAGCATATATAACACATAAGACCGTAACTGTTCCTTCCAATATAAATAAGTACTCTACCCTACAGTAAACATAAGTACTAACACAGTAGGTGCTACCTCTGCCTTATTAGTGCTACTCCATCGTAGATGGATGCGAAGCATCACTACTAATCTACTATTACTAATTTACTACTATTTTATTACTACTAATCTACTACTATTTTATTACTACTACTATTTTATTATATAATTACTACTACTATTTCCACAGTTATCGATATCGATAGAACTCGGTCGAACTCGGTCGAACCAATAACCTAATTAACTTTGATACTCCTGGCGAAATGTATGCCTGACATACAGTATAGTGTGAGGGTGTTTGGGTATTTATATGCTGGTATTTATAAACAAGTATTTATCCCATACCAAGTACCTATGAAGTGAGTATCATTTAATTCACCCCATACAGTTGATTAAGCAGTCATTTAAGATAGTTTTGAAGTACCCCCCCCCTACCCCTCTGGGGTAGGCTAACACTAATGTAAGGAGGTATTATGGAAGTAGTAGGAGCAGTACTGGTAATCGTAGCAGTGGCAGTCATACTCATGGCTAATCACTGGGCAAAGAACTATAACTGGATGAGAACTAACAGGAGGGATGATGATGAATAGTATTCTAATTAACTATTTGAGACACCTGGTACCCCAGGAGTTAGGAGTAATGATTAGGGTGTATCAGGCTGGTGCTTGGTCAAAAGCAGTACCCCTACATGAAGAAATACCTTTTGATGAGAGGAACAGTACTATAATGGTACAACTACTCTACCAGAAGGATGACAAGTCCTACATGATTATGGAAATGAAAAGCATCCATGCTCATGAATTGTGTGAATTGTTTGAACAACTTAAAGGAGGAACTACCGTTGAGTGAAACAGTAATACCTGACATGGTTAAGTCTATTAAGAAGAAATTAGACAGTATTAATGATATGAAACTGTCTGTTTCAGACATTGTAGAGGTGTACAGCACTCTCAATCATGTAATAGAAGTACTTGATTTACTTTCAATCACTTATAAGCCAGATAAATTTAAGTAAAACTAGGAAAGGAGGTGATAACTGTTGATTAAGGTTGCTTGGTAAAGCCAAGTGCTTGAATTGTTGTTGATTGCTAACTCAACAATTCATTTATAGTGATATGTAGCAGGGTACTACTGTCTACCGAAGGCAGTAGTACCTAAATAACAGGTCTCTCGGGGGAGCGCCACCCACTGTTTTATCTTTCTCGGATACAGTATTGGGGGTAGTCTTTTCTCGGGAGACAGATTTTGTTTGTTTTTTCTCGGGAATGGGAAACAGGAATACAGGAATACGGGAGTGCCGGAAACGGGACTGCCCCTATTTACCTTTTTCGGGGCACTCCCTATGCTAAAAATAAAGGGAACAGTGTGGGAAGCTTACCACACCGTTCTTTTTTCAGTCTTTTTTTTAGCATGGGGTGCTTTCAAATGGCTAGGACTGGGACTTGCTTTCATACCTACGATATTTGTAATTATTAGTCTTGATGCAGTAGTGTTGTTATTCTCAATCACAGATAAAGGGTAAGCACTGGTTGGGGTTATGGTACTACTTAACTAATATACTTGTCTCTATACTACCCTACTGGGGTCTTAATCAAACATCTTTAGGCCGGCCGAGCACTTTTAGTAGTAGTAAATAGTAGTAGTAGTTATACAGCAGTATTATCCTACCAGTAATATAGCAGTACTACCTCATCACACATCATTTGATAAAGAAAAAAAGACAAAGAGTAATGCCTTCGGCTGTTAATAACACTAAAATAACAGGCTAAAAACACTCAAGCAACAAAATGTTATGTGTTAGTGCTATATTAGTGTTAAAAAGATAGTATCTTGGCTTTATTAAGTAATGTTTAAGCACCAATGTAGTAGATTAAGTACTCTATCTTTAAGTATCTTTGATTAAGTTTCAATATCGT